GAAATGCTCAGGCTTGATACCGTAGGTTTCAATGATGTACTTGTCATTAAACTGCACACCCAGATCCTTAAGCTTCAAGTCCCGCTCGACCACTTTGACATTAAGGTCCTGTTCACCACCTAGAATGATCGTATGCTTATCAAATCCATTGAGGATACAAAGAGCATCAATCAGTTCCTGGACTGTCGGTGAAATCATGCGTAAGTCAGAATTACGTTTGTCCATCCTGACTTCATTGTGCACTTCTCCCAGAGCACGACTGCCACCTCCGTCATTCTCAGATGTCATTGTTTGACCAAGAACAACTTTCTGGACACGTCGGACCATGACTTTATCAAAAGCTTCAAATGCAGAAGCACCTGCACCAGAGAAGTTAGTGCCCACTGTAGTCACTTCATCTTCTGCAGGAATTGATAATATCGATTGTGCATGAGCATTCAGTAAAGCAGCGGTCATCGCATCAATATCTTGCTGCTTACGATTTTGACCACCCACCTTACCGATTAATAACGGCGAACCAAATCGTTCCAGGAACTTCACCCAGAATTTAGTGGAGCTAGTTTTGAAGTACCAGATCCAATATAGCTTGGTGAGTAAGGCTTCCCCATACGGCTGCTTATAAGATGGTTTACGCCGTGTCAGAAAGAACTTGAGCGGATAGGTTTTAAATACATTTACTTCAGCACTTGACTGGGGCTTACGGAAGATCAGTTCACCATTATTTTTAGGCTCAAACCATTCCAGTGGCTTGACCATAATCTCGGCAAGAGTAAACCGGCTATTCTCATCAATCTTATAGTTAGCCTCCAAAACTGAGTAACCGTAGGGACACGCTTCCCATGCACCCGATACAATTTCAAAATGCCATTTGGTGAAAAGTTCTTTTAAAAAAATAGTTTGTTCACCATGATCTTCTACGAATCGCCACGGCGCATTTAAAACTGCATCAAGCCGGGTTTCCATTGCCTGTGATATTTCATCATCCGTCATTAAGACCGAAAGACGTTGCCGAGAAAGTCCAGCTTGACGCAATACTTCATCAACATCAGCGGCACGGCCCATAGCAAAAGCAAGATTCTCTACCGCCACACTAGTCATTAAGCCTGCTGATTTTGGCTTTGTCTCTTTCTGTTTGTTTTTGGATTTTGCCATATTAAAAACCTTGTTTAGAATCTGCGTGTACCACCTCCACCTGGTATTAATCGGGCAGGCGGCCTTATGTCACTAAAGCAAATCATGACACTGTCAGCGCGGTTCGGAGATAGTGCACCATCGGGTTGTTTATTCACTAAAATCTTGCCAGCACCATTCTTGCTATAAGTAGGCTGTGACAGTTCTCGTTTAAGTTGTTCAAGCTCTTGCTTGTTTATGTCTTTGGTTGACAGTGAAATAAGACTATCGGGGTCATACTGCATTCCCTGCAAGGCTCGATAAGTATTCTGAAACCTAAGACGCAATGACCACCACATCTGGGCTTTAAGATTGGCAAAGAAGTCTACGTTTTTACGTGCCTCAACCATTTCATGTTCCGGATTGTGTACTGCCCCTGATCCCCGAAACGGATTAGCTTCGATTTCTGGAATGCCTTTAGCTTTATTCAGCTCATTAATGACACGTGCATCACCACGCACACCAGCACCCAGACCATCCGCATCATAGAAAAACATATTCAGTTTTAAATCTTGGCATGCATCTATGGCTTTTTGAGTGCTACCAAAAATGTCATCACCAACACCAGACCAGGTATCTAAGTACTGCAGAACAATACCGTGACGGGCAGCAAATGAGTTTTTATCCTTGCCTTGATCTGCTACATCCAGTGCACCATTACGCTCACCAGAAGGGTCTATACCGAGCTTTATGTGAGCATCAACAGCAGCCTGCACCCATGCAGATGGTATCAATACCCCTTCTACTGAAGCAGCGTAATCAATATCAACTTCTTGGGCCAAAACAATATCATCCAGTGTGGCCAGTTGTTTTTCATACCACGGGTAAATCAGCTTGCCATTAAATTCGACCTGCCAGTTTTTATCCGGATTATCACGCCAAGCCATAGTGAAAACGGCGTAACGGCCACTGAAACGATCCTGGTGAAACTTGTCACCAATACCATTCGGTGTTGATCCTTTAATATGGACATTGGTGTTTTGTGATATTGCCGCATCTACAGCTTCCTGACGTTCTACAAATGCCCACTCATCCAGAAAGTACATTGTGGTCCGTCCACCACGGCCAATATTATCCCCTGCTTCACCGGTAACCGTTGCACCGTTGTCTGGATTAATGATCCGCATGTAATTGTCATGCACTTTTTCAATAAAGCCCTTGGGCTTCATCCAGGCTGGCAGCTTGGAATACATATCCCTGAATTTATGAAGCAGTGTTTTTGGGTCACCCTTCTTGTCAACCAGATCCTCTTTTCGGCTCCCCACACCACCCGCAAAGCCTTCTACAAATAACCACCGGTGCAAGTAAAAGCCCAATACAACATAGCTCATACCTTCATCACGGCTTTTTTCAATCAAGCCATGTGTCTGAGTACTTTCACGTTCAATTAACCAATCTACAAGTTCAACCTGACCGGGACGCAAAGCAAAAGGAATATTTGCTGGCAGGCCAAAAGGCATACCTCGTGGATCATAAGTCCATACCCAATGGTTGAACCAGTGTGCCGGATCGTTTTTGCATTTATAGATTTCAGCCTGGATACTTAATTCATTCTGCTCTATCAATATCCGGTAGTAATAACGCCGTGTCATTTCCTCAATAACATCCGGCAGACGTACATTGATTGTCCACTCTTTAATTAGTGGCGCTATATCTTCAATTGCATAAGTCATAACTTGCCATTAATTGCTAAACGCGAAAGCTCCTGAGCGGACAGTCCAGCGAGCTCATCTGGGGTGAATTGATGTGTTGATTTGGTTTCTTGCTGGATCGGGCCGCCGTCCTTACCGGTGATTTCCTGTTTAGTCACACGGCCATCTGTTTCTTGAAATGCTTGCTTTAACAGGTTCTGCTTTACGCGCTTATTGCGTCCAGAATCCTCATACATCTTTTGAAGTTCCCTTAAACGAAATGCTTTATTAGCAATTGCTATATCTTCGATATTTTCTCGAAAATCCTGACGAGTTTGATGAAATAGCTCTGTCAATTTCTTGCTTAGGTTTCTGCCTGAAAACTTTGTAGGGTCATAACCCTCACATTGTCTACGGTCAATCTCTATACCAAATCTTTGTTGGACAGCATCAGCTACCTGTTGAGGGGTTTCAAAGCAAGCAAGAGACTGAACTATAAAGATTTTTACAGGCTCTTTAAGTGCCGCCATAAATACCCCTTTGTCATGCTACGTCCAACAAGACAGGCAAAAAAAAAGAGCCTTTCAGCTCTAACCAATCACACAGTTTCCACAACACGCAGCAATATTAGTTTCAGACACAAACGGCGCATTCTTTGCAATTTCCAGTAAACGCTTAACTGACTCATCAGCTCCCCAGCGTTTAGTCTCACCAAAGAACACTTCGACATCATGGCCAGCCAAATAATGCTTTGGTAAGCCGGTCATATCGCTATAAATGATTTCGCCGTCCTCATCACGTTCAACACCAATATGATAAAGTTCATGCTCAATCAAACGGCAGAACTCCCGATCATTAGAGTTTTCGCAAAAGCTTGCGTCTAATGTAATGAGATAAACAGGTACATAGCCGAACCAGTCCCGCATCTGCTGTTCCTGTCTAGCCTTCTTCCAGCCACCCTGGTTAAACATCACCTTTTCACATTGGCCCAGTACCATACGTTTTTTCGCTACTGCCGCAGATGAAGCCCAAGCAAATGCCAGGAAGGTTTCATCATCATGAAGCAGTTCAGCGATATGATCA